GTTCTGGAGCAGCAACGACGGGCTCTTTGGGAGCTTCCGCAGGCTTCTCCTCGGTCGGCGTCACCGAAACAAATCGCCCGTTATCATCGCGCGCACGCGAACCAATGAGACCCTCCAAAGAGGGGCTACTGTCGTCAGCCATACAAGATTCCTTGTGTCGTCAGGATTTACGAAAACGCCCAGATGCTGGCGGCGCAGTCACTGTTGACGGACAGTGACAACCGAGATCGACCGTTTCAGCCCCGTCGTCGGGCATAAAAAAACCGGCACGGGGCCGGTTGAGAAATTCTATTTAGTTGCAGTTAGAACTGCGTGTGCCCGCTGGCCTGCGCACCGTTAGAAATCTGTGTCTCCATGGTGTAAGCGGTGAAAGTGCCAGAGCTGACAGGCCATGTCTGACAGGTGATAGACGTGGTTGCCGCGCCACTCAAGCCACCCGTCCATGTGTGAGGGCCCGTTGAACCTTGCGTGCAAGAGACCGCACGCACATCTCCGTTGGAGAACTGCCAGTTGTAGGTTCCAGTGGGCGACTGCCAACTCAACGTAAGTGTCGCTTGAGTCTCGCCGCCTGTGAATGAGGCTGTAGCCGTCTTAGCCACAGTTGGAACAGTAATGTTGAAAGATCCATTGGCAGAGCCGGTATAGGCAATGATGGCCTGATAGCCAAGGGTTCCGCCTGGGGCGTTGAAGTTGGCCTGCTGTCCCATAATGGATGCGCCAGCGCCTGAACTGGAACCATCGACTGGGCTCGTAACGATCAACTGTTGCGACAGGTAATTGGTCGCAAAGACACTCACGCTTACGAGCCGAGCTACATTGTTCATGCTGCCCGAAATGTTGATTCCTGCCATCGACGCACTGGGAACCGTCAGTGCGTATTTGGTACCTCGTTTACCGCCCGTGTATGAGATAGTCCCGTCTGCATGACCCGAGATCGTTTCCACCCGCATCAGGGTTCCAGCAGTGACATTGTCGCCAGCCAGATTAGACGCGCCGAGTAGTTTGACTGGGCCCGCAAAAAGAACTTGTGCAGCGCCACCTAGGGTAATTGTTCGGGCAGCACTCGTCTCAATACTGAGAACTCCCGAGAATGAAATGGGAACCGGAGCAACGGAATTGTTGTTCTGAAAGATCGTGACGTTCGCTGCGGTACAGAACACTTGCAGATGACACGGCGCGTTATATATGAAGCACCCAGTACCATCTGCTTGAAGCACGGCTGTGGCGGTCGCCGCCGAAACCACCGTGTTCTCTGCCCCTCCGCCCGGGCCTGACCCATGGAAAGAGTTATTACCTGAAGTAACTTTAAATTCGTAGGGTAAGACACATCCGTTAGTCGTCTCACATCCTTCCAGAGTACAGAACTCGGTGAAAGACCCCGCTGTCTCATTGTGCCATCGAGTACCGACAGCACTCGTACCGAATATGACTCGGCGCGCGGTCGCTCCGCAGGAGCCATTAAACTCGAGCAGAATAGAAGTACTGTTGCCCACCAGAGTCAGATCAGAGATTGAATCTCCTGTGCTCTGTCCTGAGCCACCCCGGATCTTCACGCATACCGAACTAGCCGCAATGCCGCTAAAGCTCAGAATCGTCTGCTTCTTGCTGACTCCCATGAGATTCGGTCGCGTAAAAGACAATCCCGTGGCGACCAAAGTGCTCGTGACTATGTAGGTGCCTGCGAGCAACTGGACCGGAATATCACTGGCCGCATGAGCCAGTGCTAATGCACTGCTGATGGCCGTCGTGCTGTCTGTTGCTCCATCCGCAACGGCACCGAACCACTCTGCGTATACCCGGTCATTGCGCAAGTTCCCATTGATGAGCGCACCGCTGTTGGAGGTATCGAATATCTTCCATGCGCCTGCAGTAATTGCCCCATTGATTGTAATGGTCTTGTTGGTACCGGGCTTGATTAGGCCGCCGCCAATGAAAGTGAGTTGGACGTTGGCCGGAATGGTCGTATTTGCATTCAGCAGCATCGGCGCAGAGATCTGCAAGTTCGCCGACGTCGCGCCTATTGTGGCCAGCGTCGCCGCAAACGCGCTACTGTCATCCGTCACCCCGTCATTAGCGGCTCCAGCGACAGTCATCTGCGTGGCCGTACCCGTCAAAGGAGTGCTCACTCCCGTGACTTTCGGAACCGTGGTAACAGTCATACCACTACCACCACAGTCACAGCCGCACCGGTTCCCGTCAAAGCCGTGACATTGGCGCGAATGTTGAGCCACGTCGCTTGGATAGTGAATCCATCGGTGGCAGTCGTCGTACCTGATAGCGCAATCGTGCCGGCCAGAATCCAGCCCACATTATCGTTTGAGACTTCGATATTCACCGATGCTGTGACAGCCCCTGTTCCACTCACTGTCGCCTGACAGGTGCGGTACGGGATTGAATGGCTGAACGTCTTTGCAGCCCCGGCACCGGTTGCTGTCACCCCGTTCAGGAGCGTGATGGACGCGGCATAGCCGCTAGGGGGGCCTTGCATTATTCAACACCTTTGGAATTTTGTGCTTTCTGCGTCTTCATACGTTCAGCATGGAGTTGTGCGTTGTGCTGGAGCGCGAGATCCGAGATTTGTTTGGCGTGATCGGACTGCTGCTGTTCCAGACGTGAGGTGAGTGTGTTGATGGCTTGCTCTTTCGATGCTCCATCGACCACCGCATTGGCCGCATCCTGTGTGGCCTTGAGATTCGCCGCGGCCAGAAGCTGGAGCGACTTCAACTCAATCTCCTTGGCGTTGATCATTTCCTGCTGAGCCGCCAACTGCTGCTCACGGGCGGCAAACTGCATCTCGAGCGCCTGCTTCTCGGAGGCAATCTTGTCCAAAGCCGCTTGAGCCTTGGTCTGCGCCAACAAAGCATCGGCTTTCTGCTGCTTCAGGTCCTGCTCGGCCTGCAGCTGCTCCTGCGCCTTCTGTTGTTGCGCCTGAGAGATCTGCTGAATCTGATCTTCCTTTTGCTTCAGCATCTGTTGGACTTGTGGCGGAATCTCCGTTCCATCCGGGAGCTTGCCGGACATCGCATCCATGACCTTGCGCTTGGTGGTAGCCGACAAGGACGAGGCTTCAATCAGCGCTTGCGGCGGGATCTGAATGCCGCTCTTGGCCAGTTCTGCCAGTACGCCAAACTGCTCCTGTTGGAGCGTGACGGTATCCGGGGCTTCGTCAATGACGATGTCCACATCCATCTCGGCAAGCACGTTCATCGGCTCGCCCGGCTGGGCCATCTTTTTCTGTACGTGGATGTGATTATCGGGATAGGTCGAGTTCAGCGCCATGAAGCGGCTGTTCTCATCATCCGTTACCCGGACCCACATCTCACCGGTCCAGAACTGCTTCACACGCGACCAGGACGCTTTCATGACCCGCGTCTGCCAATACCGCAGACGGTCGGACAGAATGCCGAGTTGGATCGAGCCGCCCTGCTGGTTCAGTTGCGTCTCACGACCCGAACTACTGGCTGAATCTTTGCCCAACAATGCCTCATTCGGGCCGGTATCGGCCATGGAGGCAATGGACTGTTGCAAGAGCTTGAACTGCCCTTCCGCCAGATCCGTATTCTCACGGACCTCGAGCTTCATTCCCGGGGTATATTCGAGGAATCCGTCCGGGCGTGCGAGTTCTGCGCGAGCTTTCTCAACGTCGTCTACGGCGCCTTTCTCAGCCGTGGCCTGGTTGACTGACAGCAGGTGTAAGGATTTCGAACGCCGCTTGTTGATCTCGTCCTGGAGATCCTTGTAGCGCTTGACGACCCCGTAACGGTTTCCATCCCGATCGACATATAGGGACTGCAGGAGCAATGGACATTCGGGCTTTTGAGTCTCGCAATTGACGTAGACGGACTCTTTGGGCTCCTCGATGAATCCCACGCGGGTATAGACCGCGCGCATCCACTTCTCCCCATCCCGGTAGTAATGCTCGACGATTTGAATGCGCTTGCGACCGCGATCAAACCAGCGCGGTTTGTCGTCGTAGGTCTCTTCAGCCGGCAGGAAGGAATTGGTGGTGAACAGGTCGAACTTGTCGCCCAAGGCTTTGTAGGTCGCCTTGGCTTCGTCCAGGTCCATCCATTTAATAATTCCCTGGTAGCGCGAATCACTGAAGTCATGCAGCAGGGAATGGCTGTCGTAGAACAGCCGGTCCCAGCGGATGTAGCGAATGCAAACGGTCTTATTGGTCGTTCCGCTGTAGGTCGAGTTATCGACGATGACTTCGCAACCGCCATAACCCTCGACGGCCATGTTCTCGAAGACCGAGGACTTGGTCTGCTGGAAGAAGTTGCAGTCAGCGACATATCGCAGCGCATCGGTGGCCGCTTCTGCGCCGGGATCATCCTCAGGGGTACGAGGATAAGCTTTGGGATCGGTGCGCGTCTCACGCTCCAGCCCCAGCAGATACTCCACCTTATCTTTGATGCGATTGTCGGTAATCGCCGGCTGACCGCGGGCATTCAGCTTGTTGATCTCATCATCCGACCACTGCTTGCCATCGTAGTAGTCGCGGTAGATCTCAGCGGACCGGCGCGCATCCCGGGTGGCATCGGCGGACTGCTCGAACTGACGGATCAGGCGGCCGAGGGTCTGATCAACCGTCATAGGGTCTGAGTCTTTGCCCTCCTGCTCAACCGGTGAGTCTGCATCCTTGCCCGTAAGCTGCTCGACGATGGCGGCTTTCTTGCGCTTACGGGCCATTACGCTGTACGCCAGTTCTTGCTTTCAGGAGCGTCAAACACTTTGGACCAGGAATCCTTGGGCTGGTGAGCGGCACTCGGCGCCTTGCTGACCCACGGTCGGGACATGCAGGCATATCGGGTTTCATCCCCCGCGTGATCTTCAGAATCCGTATCCACGTCCTCAGCTTTGCCAGGATCGTGTTGGAGCATCGGAAGCGTCCGAATCGTGTGGGTACACGTTGAAAAGAAATACAGCATGGGTCGGTCATTCTCGCCCACCAACCGGCCCCTCACCTGATCCCAACCCGGAATGCGTTTGTTGTCAGCGGGCCGCCAGATAACTGGCGCCATGCGAGAGGCAATACTAGGTCCGCCATCTTCTTGGAATGCGGATGGATCAATCACGCTGTAGGTAATGCGATCGCCCTTCTCACGCTCCAGGATGCCAGGAATATCCTTCTGTCCCGGTATATTCTTGACGCCCGTGCGAATCTGTTCCGCAGTGAGCTTCAGTCCTACGTTGGGTTGGCCTTCCTTCATGCCATACCACTCGCGATATTTGATCAAGGCACCTGTTGGGAACTGCTTCAGTGAGCCATCTGAGACCGCATACCAGCCGATGCTGAAGGGTTTTGACGAGCCCCAGTCCATAGCTCGAAAACGTGTCCATTGGGCCGGTAGCTCGATAGGACGCAGGACATGACGTGTCTCCGAGAACTCGCTGAAGAAGGCGCCCTCGATGACTGACCAATCGCCATCCTTGATTGCCTTCACGAAGGTTGCAGAGCCCGCTCCTTCCAGCCGCTGTTCGTACCCAGGATCGTTCGCAATACCGATCTTGTTGTCGTTCAACCGCGCTTTGATGAAGATGCGGGACATTCCCGACCCATCATCAGCCTTGAACTTGTGGCTCCCCAGCGGGTATTCGCCAATTTTCCAGTGCTCACGCACCCAGTGGTGTCCCGGTCCACCCGGGTTGGCGGAGGCCCGAATGCGTTTGTTCGGGATGTTGGCAGAGGCACTACGCAAACGAGCCTTCATGCGCTGGTACGGGGTTGGATTACTCCAGAGTGCTATTTCGTCCCACCCTATCCACGTATACGCGTGCCCCCAATACTGCATCCAGTCATCGTCCGACTCCATGAAGCGCATCTTCAGTGTCGCGCCGTTGGGCCAGGTCCAGGTCTTGGTCTGATTGCTCCAAGTCACCCCGGGGAACCAGGCGGGATAAATCTCCTTGCTGCGGCTGATCAGGTCTTCGAGCTGAGGGTAGTTCTTGCGGAACAGGATCCCGTGCCAGTGAGCTCCGTAGGGTCTGGGCACATCCTGAGCAAAGTCACCCAGCAGAAAGTCCGACTTACCTCCGAATACCGCGCCTCCGTAGAGGAGTTCTTCAACTGTGTCGTGCTGGATCGCTGTCAGTTGTGGGCCCGGCTGAGCCCTCCAAGGCGTCACTATGACGCGTCTCGACGGGGATGGGAGTGGCTTCGTAATTGCCAACGGTTGCATCGATACTTGCGTCGAGTGATGTGAGCTTGGGCTTCTCGTAGCCGATAGCCGCCTTGGCGGCGTCAATCCGCATAACCAGCGGTTGCTGCTGGTCCTTGTAGACGGCAGTCAGAAAGGCGTGTGCATCGCCCTTGAAGCCATGCTCGGCCAGCGCTTCTTCGACCACCTCAGCAACGGCAGTTTCTCGAGCAACAGTCTTTCGGTTACGGCTGCCTTTCTTGCGGCCACCGGTCTTGGCTCCGTACATGGTCTATTTCGTCTATTTCGTCTATTTCGGTGGTCTATTTGATCTATTTATTTTCAAATAGAGGGTCTATTTAACCGAAGGCATCCAAGTTGATCAGGTCGTATTCTTGATCTTCAGTGAAGGCGCTTTCCGGCGGATCGGCATTGGCGAGGAAGGTCACTACCTTGCGCTCGATCACATTGGTGCGATTGACGATCTTGTTCAGCGTAGCGTCGATTTGAACTTCGACCACGGTATCGGGCGTGACGGTCGTCCAGTCCTGCAGGATGGTGCCGGTAGTCTCGCATTGAACCTTGTAGCTCAGGCTGGTGGGGATCTGGGGTGTCTCTTTGCGGTCAAAGAACTTGGCCTTGATGAAACAGCGGGAGCCTTCGTTGAGAGTGGGGACAGCCATCAACCTTTCCTGAAGAAGAGACGAATTTCATCAGTCTCGAAACTCAAGCGCATCTCGGTGGCCAGGTTGGGGATCTTGATCGCCGGTACACCCGTCAAATTCAGAGTCGTATTCACAAGACTCCCCGCGCCCATGACGGAAGAGCCCACCAGCGTCAATTGCAACCCTGCTGAAGCGGTCGGTGTGAGGGTTCCGCCTGAGAGTTGCGGGGCGCCTGCCACGGCCAACACAGTGGACAGGCTGCCGACACCCGGCGTAACCCCTGAGGCGGTGACTCCTAGGGTGATGTCCGGGGTGGCCGTGGACTGCAAGAAAGAGCCCACGGTACCGCTCAATCCCAGCGTGATATTCATCAGCGGGAATACGCCAAATCCACCCGCCGCCACCATGCCAAGCTGCGTATCGAACGAGGCGGAGCGCGTGAGAAAGCCGATCGGGATTCCCACCAACCCGAGGTGGATATCCTGGATGCCGAATAGATTGACCTCGATCGCAGCCGGAGTCGTGAGGCTCGCAGTGATCCCTAAGCTGGCCGTCGTACCCGGAATGCCTGCCAGGCCGAGAGTCAGCCCGAGAGTGGCAGCCGCAGTACCAGCGGCTGGGGATTTGAGCAGGAGCAGCATCAGTCAACCGTTTCTGCCAGCGCCCCGCTATTGAACTGGAAGGTGTTACCCGAGTTCACCGTGACATCGCTCGACAGCTGCGCGTAGCTCAGCACGTTGCCGGCGGTACTCGCATCCATGATGGCCACATATCGCACGACACCCCATCCGGCGGTAGCCGTGGGAAAGGTCGTGGTCGTGGCTGATCCATCGCCATCCGTGGGCGCGTTGAAGGTCACCGCGACTCGGGCATAGGAACCGCCAGTGACCTCGTTGGTGAGGGTGCCGGCTTTGATCTCGGCCAAACTTGCGGTCGAAGTGAACAGCGCCGCATACACTGTCGTAGGACTCGTGAAGGTCGTCGCGCGATAGACGTGATTCGCGATCTTGTTGGCCAAATAGGTCGATGCGGGCATTGTCAAATCTCCACGTATGTCAGATGCCCGCGTACGCCTACGGCGCTGGCGAGGTTGAGGTTCAAAGCAGTGGTCACGGCGGTTTCAAAATGACCGGCCGGGTTGTAGGGAGCTGCGATCCCACCATTGGCGCTCAGTGACGCAGCGCCCATCACATCCGTCGTGCCGTTACGGAATTTCGCAGCGACCGCGTTATCAGCCACGATCACGTAGGAGAGCACGCGTATTTTCTTGCTCGTGACCGCTGCAACAATGCTGTTATCACCCGAGCTCGACACGCTGATGCTGGCAAACTTCGGGGTAATGATCGTGCCGACATTGGACATTTGCGATGTCTCAACAGTCGTCTGCACGGGCAATGGCTGAGCAACTTGAGCGTCGGTCCCTGTTCCATCTGCTCCCCACACGGGTTTGACACGTTGAGCGAGAACACCACTGCCAATATCATCGGCCGCTACAACTGAGCCAGTTGCGGGGAGAGTTGCGTTATCGGCCAAACTAAACTCCTACGCCCAAGAGGGCGCGTGTGCGAAGCGGATTGAGCACCAACGGCTGCAAAATCAGCGTGTAACCCTGTGTATTGCCGCTCGAATCAGTGTTGGTCAGTCCTGCGGTGTCGGATGAAGTCGCCGTCGCAGCAGCTTGATTGTCGTACCACAATGCGGCCGCGAGAGCGGTTCCACTTTGAACCAACTGCGTACTGCCGATCTTGGTGTAGATTCCTGAATCGGTGATCCAGTCATTGAAGCTAGCCCCGTTGTTGGTGGCGGTCTTGATGCAGTGTCCACCGCGAATCACCAGACAGTTCGCCATGCTGGGAGCAGACGTACTGTTCACCGCGATCTTTCCGGTCGAAGTAGTCGCTCTCTCTGAGGCTTGCACCACGATCGTGGAGAGATCGGTGTAGACATCTCCACTGAAGGACACGATCCGGGAATAGGCCTGGTGACTGGCATCCCACTGCAGAGTCGGCGATGTCTCGCCTCCTGCGGCCACGAGTCCGTAGATGGCATCACATGGAACCGTCGTGTTGGTTGTGAGCTTCGTCCACCCGGAGATGGTCGGAGGACCCAACGTAATACTGTTGGCACCCGTTTGCAGCAACAGGAGATTGCCGGCGCTGAAACTGGGCATCACAGGCGTCATGCTGCCGCCAGCGAGCTTCGAGGTGTAGCCGCCGTCAGCCACGAACGTGTAGCCCGCCATTAGGGCGAGGTATCCCAGTTGCCAGCAGGCAATGCACCGACGGCGCCGTTGTTGGCGTTGATCACAGTGATGAGATCACTTGATTTCAGGCAAAAGCGCGATTGCCACGGCCAAATCATGATCTGACATCCCATTCCCGTGTGAGCGGGTCTGCTGCCCACGGCGGGAACGGCATTTCGAGTACAGGCATCGACGTAGGTCGCCTGTGCCGTGCTCAGCGGAGGCGGACAGTTGGCGTAACTGGATCCGGTTCCGAGTCCCGGCCCTTCGCTGTTGCCGATCTTGAATACGTTGTCGCGGATGTCCCCGAGTGTTCCGACGTTACCGGTGATCAACTGCAGGAAGGTGGTGTACCAATTGGTCGCGGTGCCATGGACGCCAAACAAAGGCGTATCAGGACCGCCGTAACCAAAGCCGTTGGAGCTGAAAGCCTGTAATTGTTGGTAGAGTGCCGTGAGTCCGGGCACTTCATTGGTCGCGAGGTAGGAGGCAGGACACCAGACCATGCGCGGCGCGAAATACGGTTGAATGGCCTGGTGACAGGCAATCAACTGCGCTTGATAGTTGGAATCACTCTGGATAGAACCGCCGTTGATGTCTACGTTCGCATCGATTGACTCATCGGCAGTCGCGAAGAGATCGATTCGATTATCGGTGTCCAAATCAGAGATGGCTTGCGCCACCCCAATATACATTTCCTGCTTCGCAGCCCACATGGCCGGATTATCTGAATCCAACTGCGCCCGGGCGTTGGTATTGGTTTGAAAGAACGTGTTGATCCACGAAGCCGGCATCCACGCGGGCCAATAACTGCCATCGACTTGTTTTTGCTTGCCCAGGAGGTAACTGCCCCCTCCCCCGGAATATCCTGACAGAGTGGCGGTCGTCGTCGTGCTCGAGGTAACGGGATAGGTCCGGTTACCAATGTTGCAGTACGTCCAGCCCGTGCTTCCAAAGCCTGCGGAATCCGTGATGGTGCTGCCGGAAACCGAGGTGGTCGAACCGCTGTGGGTCGAATAGAACGCGCCCTGCCATAATTTGCAGGACAGATAGACCTTCTTCTGCGTTTGGCCTCGCAGAATGTTCAGCACCGTCGTCAGGTTGTTCCTGAATGTGGTGAAGGTCTGCTTGCCATTGGTCAGAGCGGCATCGGAGATCGCGGACCAGGTGAAATTGATGTTGACCCGGTTGCAGGCGTTCGCCGGGTTCGCGATGGTGGCAATGGCGGCCTGAAGCGTGGAGACCTGGTTCCCCGGAAAGAACTGGTTGTCCATGTGGAAACCATGCCCGGGATGAATCCGGATCGCTCCCGCGCTTATCGGATTGCACTGGACGCCCGTAGAACGGCTTCCGGTCGTGAACTGATCGAATGCCTCGACCTTGTAGAAACTCGTCGCAGAGAGCGTATCCGTCAGGCTCAGCTGGTTTGCAGGCAATGCCCCACCCACTTGGGTGTAGGTGCCGCTCAGTGAGCTCGACTTGTAGACCCGGTAGCCGGCGATGACGCTCTGGCCGGTTGGACTCGGCGCGGTCCAATTGAGCGTGGCCGTCGATCCGCTGACTGAACTCGAGAGTGCGGGTGCCGCGAGCGCCGTGGTGAGCGTTCGAACGGCGGTGATCTGCATATCGGTAATGACCTTCGGGATGCGGGCGATAACCTGAAAGCTCGACTCGTTGCCCCACTCTCCGGGGCCATCCGGGGTGACCAACCGCGCTGCGCCATACCATGTCCCCACCTCGAGGGTGAGAGCGGGCACAAAAGCTTTCTTGGTGGCGACGAGGTTGTCGTTGACGATGACCGTGTACGTGCCGGGAGTGACCCCGAAGCCGTACTGCAGTTGGGTGATGAATCCGGCCGGGATCGGGGTGCCGTCGCTGAAGAGCGTCGGGACAGTCAGGCTCACCGCAACAGGATTGGTTACGGTGGGCAACGGGTTCTCCAAATGAAAAACCCCGCTCGGGGGCGGGGTTCGGTGGCTATGTGCAGGTTTGCACGTTACAGAGGGTTATGTTGTAACGCAATTTTTATTCCCTCCAAACGGTGACCGACTTCACGTCTTGCGCGATGGAGTACGATTCGAAAGCGCCCCGGCGTCATGCCGCATTGTTTGGAGGAAGCCTCAATAGGTTGCCAGTGCATATACTGCATGACGATAACGCGGCGATCGACGTGATGCAGTTGCATGACGACGCGCTCAACGAGTTCACACAGCTGATCTGCTTCACACTGGCCGCCGAGGCCGTTTCGAGCTGCCGCCCCTGACACACCGAACTCGATAACGCGGGCGATCACGGTCCAGGCCGGCCAGCCCAACGTCCCCAGAACGTTTCGCGCCCAGCGTGACCAGGCTTCCAAAGCGACGTCGGCCTCCGCAGAGATTCCCTCCAGCTTGGGGTGGTGACGCGCATCGGGCCGCGCCGCAGCTTGCTCTGGGTGAGCTTTCGCGCGAATGATGCGGATGGTGCGCCCGTCAGAGAGGGTTTCGATGCTCATGCGCTCTGTCTTGCGTTGAGTGAGGCGAGCACGTCATCGACGGTTCGCCAGGTGAGATGAGGGTTTCCGTGTTCCTTGCACCGGGCCATGAACAGAATCTGCTCGTCGGTGTATCTGCCCCTTTTCGTCTTGATCTCAACCGGCCTCCAGATACCGCGCCAACCCAACCAGAAATCGAGCGGCCCGTCCTGCTCGAGCTGGGCGCCCATCTGACGCGCAACGTAAACCAGGTCGTGCTCGTTGGCGTCTCGTCGCTGGGCGTAGCGATTCAGACTCATCGGCCGGTCGCACTCGGTGGATCCACGAACGTAGGCGGCGGTTGAGGCAGTTTGGCGAGCACATCGCGGGCGAGCTGCAGTGCGTTCCCATCGTCGTTGCTCGCAATCTTCGCTTCGCACAGCTCGCGGATGTGCTTCAGGTTCTGATCGTCCTGGGTGGGATTTTCGATCCTATCGTTGGTTCGGTAGGTCATTTCAGCGTCACTCCTCTGGGATCGGTGGGAGGAATCAAGTCAGCGAGCGTCAATCCCGCCTCTGTCATCTGACGTTGCAGTTCGGTACAGGCGTAGGTGCGAGATCGCTCGAGGGCGGCGGCGTCCTGATGCTTGGGAGCCGTGTATTGATACACGCGATCCTCAGTCGCCCAGATGCGATAGATCAACTGACCGTTGGGACCGCGAGTCTCGCGCACGAAGCCGGATGAGCGCAGGTCACTTGCCATGAAACACCCTCAGTGAAGGGATCGCGGGGCTATAACCCCGCACCCCGATGGTTACGGCGAAGGAGTCGGCGCGTTGGGAACGTTGGTCGTCAACGCCTGCGTCAAGGAGGCGACCTTGGCCTGCACGTCCGCCTCTGCAGCATCGGCTGCCTGCTGAGCCGCCGCGTCCGCCACGTTGTTCGCGGCCAGAGCATCTTTCACCGCCTGAGCCACCACGGCCGGAAAGCCGCTGATGGCAGCCACAGCGGAATCGATCAGCGTGTCTTCGGCCGCAATGGCCGCCTGCAATTTCGTGAGATCAACTGACATGACGTTTACCTTCTCCAGTATTTGTGTGAGTAACGGGTTGGGAACATCGATCGAATCGTGAATATACAGATGGGCAGTGATTTCTAACTTCATGTCTTCACCGGTTGCGCTTGAGTCGCAAAATGGGTCGCGCAGAATTCTTTGGCAGCTTCGGCGTTGTCGCGGGTGCCGAGGTAGTAGCACTCCCGATGGCATTCGTACTTTTTTCCCGTGCGGGTGATGCGATAGGGGCCTGCGTCGATGTAGACAAATCCGAGTCCTTTTTGGGGCGCAGACCATACCAACCCAGGAGGGCTCGATTGATCGGGTCGAGTGGTTTGTTTGTCATTGAGCGCCTGCTGACCTGTTGGCATCTTTCTTGCTACTGTGGCGTCGTGAGAAACGACATGACAGAACTTCTACAACGCATTCTTCGGAATCCCGAAACGCTCGATGAAACGCAGGTGCCCTGCTGTCTGCGCGGGATCTGGTTCTCGGTTCTCACTTCGCGCTCAACTTCTTGAGCTGCGCCAGGCTGTCTACGGCGCGTCCAAAACGCTTGCGTATCTCTTGATCCACCTCTGGAATCGTTTTCAAAACGCTCTTATGGTTAATTGACGGATCTCGGAAAGGATT